TGTTCGATCAGATGGAAAGGTAGATGAGGCTATACCGATAGTTGAGCCTGGGTGGGTGTATGTAGGACTGTCTGAGGCTTATGATATTATCCGTGATCAAAATAATGTAAGTTTGTCCGAGCAAGTAAAGATTGGTGCAGGAGATGATTTCGTAAGGAAGATGATGAACATGAACCCATCTTACAAGAATGCAGGAAAGGGTTGGAAATACAGAAAGACCACATGAAGAAACTGTTTGAAAGAGAGATAAGTATTTACGAGAGCCTGTATGATGTGGATTCAAGCCATGTGATAACTGTAGGTCAGGCTCTTGGTCGTATCAAGAAAGGTAAGAGCAAGGATAAGGTTGAGCAGATACGTAGGCTTGGTAGTGGTAAAGAGCGTGATAGTGTTAAGAAGAGTCTGCCATCTCCGTTGTTCTCTGGTGTGTTCAAGTCACGTAACGATAACAACATAATCTCATACACTGGTCTGATATGTTTGGACTTTGATCACTGCAAGATAGTTGAGAAGATGTCCGAGCTGAAGAGGAATAAGTACGTGATAGCGTGTTGGGTTTCTCCGAGTGGAAATGGAGTGAAGGCTTTGGTAGAGGTGTCGCAACCAGAAAGACATCTTCAGCACTTCGATGCCATGCTTGAGGACTTCAAAGACCTTGATCCTACAGGAAGGAATCTTAGTCGTATATGTTTTGAGTCATATGATCCAGATATGTACATCGCACGTAAGTGGGAGGTGTATGACAGGATGGTTGAGAAGGTGTATGATGCCGTTCCTGTCAAAGTAACAACCGAGAACAGCATCTACGAGAAACTCAAGAAGTGGATGATAAACAAGGGCGAGGGATTCTTTGAAGGTAACCGTAACAACTTCGTATTCAAACTTGCCTGTGGATGTTTGAGGTTCGGTCTTTCGAAAGAAGAGATAAGAAACCCTATGATCGGAGACTTCTGCGGAGGTTCATTCACCGTAAAGGAATTGGATATTATCATCAACTCTGTCTACAGGAACTACGCATCAGATTTCGGTACTGCTGAGTTCACTGACGATGACAGACTCATACACACAGTAACAAGGGAAAGCATTGAGCAGCAACTTGAGTCGTTGGACGGTCCGCTTGAAGATGTGATATACCTGAACGACATCTTCGCAGATATGTTGAAGGACTTCCACTCTGGAAATCAGAAAGGAGAGACAACACACTTCAACGGAATTGATGAAAGATTCAGATGGTGTAGGGGAGAGATAACAATCGTTGGAGGAATAGGAAACTTTGGAAAGTCTACAATGATGCTACAGCTAATGCTTATGAAATCATTGATGGACGGATACAAGTGGGCAGTATTCTCTCCAGAGCAGTATCCGCCAAAGTTCTTTTACAATCAGTTGATTCATGCTATGGTAGGAAAGTCACCTTACAAGCACCATCAGAATCAGATGTCTGAGGATGAGTATAGAAAGGCGGCAGAGAAACTGAACGATAAGTTCTACTTCATTTACCCTGAGAAGGAGATGCCTAGTCAGGAGTACATCAACAGAAAGTTCGTTGAGGCGATGATCAAGCACAATATAGATGGATGTATGATAGATCCGTTCAATGCGATATACAGAGACAGGCGAAATAACCTGCGTGACGATCAGTTCTTGGAAGACTTCTTCCGAGTGCAGAAGAAGTTCGCATTAGAGAACAATATCTACATGGTTATTGTGGCACACCCTAACAGTTCCATACAGAAGGATGAAAGAACAGGAGACTACAAGTGTCCGAGGGTATATGACTTCGCAGGTGGCGCAATGTGGAACAACAAGGCAGATAACATCATCATGTTTCATAGACCATACTACAACTCACAGCCACAGGACTCAACATCTCAGTTCATATCTCAGAAGATCAAAAAGAAGGAACTGAATGGAACCACTGGGGAATGTATGTTGACATACGATGTTATGAAGGGAAGATTCTACGATGACGGAATTAATCCATTGGAGCGCGACCAGCATGAGTACGTTGTGCCTGAACATGGATTCTCCAATGCAATGAGACAGCCAAGTATGTGGCACGATGATGATGATTTGGAAGAAGTTCCATTTTAGGACTCAATTACATTACGATCTGATAAATTAAATTAGCAGAATGAAGAAAAAAGAAAGAATTATTGATAGGATGATGAGTCTTCAATGGCAAATCGACAGGTATACTCAAAGGTTAAATGAACTAATTAAGCAAAAGAAAGATGAAGAAAAGTTGGGTAACAAAAATTAAGGATAGGACTCCTGAGTGGTTTGAGTACAGACAGAATGGGTTAGGAGCGTCATCTGCCGCCATCGTGTGTGGATTGAGTCCGTACAAACCTACAAAGATGCAGTTGTTCCACGAGAAGGTAGGAACTATGGAGCCAGACAGAACAATGTCTGCACCTGCATTTCATGGAATACATCAAGAGGAGTACGTGGCTCGTCTGTGGGCTTACTACGATGGAACAGAGGAAGGGTATATGAGCAACTTTGAAGCTGGCAATGTAATCCGTAACGCAAGTGAGCTTGTCGGATTCGTACAGAATCCCAAGTACCCACACCTTTACTGCAACCTGGACAGAGTTATTGAGAAAGGTTCACGCAAACTTAACGATGACGGAACTCTATCTGACGAGATAACAACAACGCCATGTCCGTTGGAGATTAAGACGATGAACTCATTCGTCTACAAGAAGTACGATGGTGTTCCTGATATGTACATCATACAGGTTCATCAGCAAATGATGATAATGGAGTGCGACTATTCTGAGATAGCCATACTTATCGATGGAAGAGGATTCAAGGTGTTTCCAATAGAGCGTAACGAGGATATTGTAGACATGATAGCCGAAAGAACATACGAGTTTTGGAGTCGTGTTCTTCAGGGTAGACAGGCTCTTATTCAGGCTGAGATGGCTAAAGAGGACGATGACTTTGAAAAGTACCACGATTACATGGGGGTCATACAGCAACTTGAACCTGAACCTGACGATAATGAACATTACTCTGAGTTCTTATCTGATACCCATGTGGTAGAGCAGGAGATAATGATGGGAAACGATGAATTACTTGGTCAGGTACAGCATCTTCAGACAGTTAAAGAAATGATCAAGCAACTCGAAAAGGAGAAGCGTGAACTTGAGAACAGGATTAAGAACGAGTTCAGAAAGGAGTCTGTTGAGAAGATAGAGTTTCCTGGGAATGGGTACATGAGATACTACCAACGAGCTAACAATAACACCAAGATGTTGGACGTAAGAATCACCAAGCCTGACGAGTTCGTGATAGGTGTTGAGCTGGAAAAAATCGACAGAGAAGTAGGTTATATCATTTAATTGTAATACTTTAGCACTATGGAAAAGTTAGTAAAGTTACAAGCAGAATTGAAGTCACCGAAGAACCAAGTGAATAAATTCGGTGGATATAAATACAGAAACTGCGAGGATATTCTTGAGGCAGTAAAGCCACTACTTGATAAGCACGGTCTTGTGCTTAACATAACAGATTCTCTTGGAGAGTTATGCGGCATCCCATACACGGAGTCTACAGCAAGCATATTCGACCCAAAGAAACCTGAAATTGTAGTGACATCTAAAGCACAGGCAGGTATAGACCCTAACCAAAAGGGGATGAGTCTTGGGCAATGCTTTGGAGCTTCATCATCATATGCTCGTAAGTATGCGTTGAATGGTCTTCTTCTGATTGACGATAATAAGGATCCTGACGTAACCAATACTCACTCCAAGACAACAACAAGAAAAACAACTACAGTTGAGAAGAAGGCGGGTGACAAGAAAAAAGTTACAGCAGGAACAGCAGAGTACAATAAGCTTTTAGAGTGGATTCAAACACCTAAAGGCTCAATAGAGAAAGCACTTGAAATGTACGACATTGACAAGGCTACAGAGAACATAATCCGTAAATCAATTAATCAATAATAAAATGAGTTCAGTGAACAAAGTAATTCTTCTTGGGAACATCGGAAAAGACCCAGAAGTAAGAGAAACAAAGGCAGGTAACATTGTCAATCTTGTAATGGCTACGTCAGAAAAATACACTGACAAAAGTGGTCAAAAGCAGGAAAACACAGAATGGCACAATCTTGTTGTGTTCGGTAAACTTGCAGATGTTGTTGCCAAGTATGTAAAGAAAGGTGACAAACTGTACGTTGAAGGGAGTATCACCACAAGGAAGTGGGAAGATAAGGAAGGTAACACACGATACACTACAGAGGTTAAGGTACGTGATCTTACAATGCTTGGTGGGGCAGAGAAGAAATCAACTCAGCCAGCAGTAGTTGCTGTCGGTGATGACGAAGATGATCTTCCGTTCTGATAAGTATCTGATTTTCAATTAGTTAGAAAGCCCTGTCGTTATGATGGGGCTTTTTATTATCTTTAAATATGGCTTACACTAGAAAGATAAAACTGAAGATAACCGATGAGGTGTACGAGAAGATGCAGTCTCGTAATCAGTTATGGACAAGAGAGGCTTTTGATCAGTCAGAAGAACTCGCAGGACAGTTCAAGAAGAACATAATCTATATGTGCGAGAAGAGAGGTATCAAGATAAAGGATATGCTTTCTTGGCTAACTGAGATGGGGTTGAAATTTAGGCAGCGCAGACTGTATGAATGGGGTGAGACACACGCAATCTACCCTACGCTTATAGAGATAACATTCTTCTCAAAGTTCTTTGAGTTAGACCCTGGAGTAATGATAAGTAAGGACCTGAGAGAAGCGGATAGACTAAAGGGTATTTCTAAAAAGAACGTCTAACATATCCTCTACTTCGGATGTCATCTTGATATCCATGTACGTTCCATCTGAGAACATAAGTGAAGCGACAGACATATTGTTTATGTTCCTGACGTATGCCCTTGTTATGTCATCTATGTGAAACCAACCTACTGATTCTACGTATTTTGGTTTTGGTAGTGGTTGAGGATTAGGTAGGTTAAGCTTGTCGTTTTCTTCCTTTACCCTTTCAATTTCCTCAATGTTTGTGCAGATGTATGTGGAAGCTCTCATACATTCAAAGATACGAACTATCTTGAGATGATGTTCCTGCCGAATCCTATCCCAACGTAATGATCACCATTGAACCCATAGTCCACCTTATAGTAATTCCTTCTTACAGTGGCTTGAACACCTATACCCATCAATGGTACATAATTGGACTTGAAGTCCGAAATCATACCTGCATTTGCGTGTATCCCCAACGCCCACTTCAACGGTACTTTATTAGGTGTGTAGGTGACCTTTAGGTTCTCAGACCTGTTTTGGTAGTTCTGCCAAGACAAAGCCAATGTAGCAGACTCTTGTTCTATGGTCGTGTCGTACTTCGCTATCTCCGTAAGCCACGCCTCAATAATGCTAACAGTGTCTACTAAAAACAACGTGTCTAACCTACTAACTATTCTGTCTTGGTATATTGTATCTGTAACAGTAATAAATCGCTTAGAAACGAATCTAACGGTGTCTGTGCGCCATCTATCAACGTACTCTACGGTAGGAACTGGCTTTTCTATGATAGTGGTGACAGGCTTGCCGCTTGTATCACCGCAACCTTTCCATGCAACAATAACCCCCATCAGGAAGGCTATCAGATACGGCAGGATTGTCTTTAGTAGATGTTTCGTTATATCGTTCATTTTGTAGACTTTCAATTCTCAAACCCATCACAACAATAATCATACACAATACGAATATTGCTGTTATAAGTATTCTAAACTCGTGCTTTCTCATTGAGTTACTTCAAGTTCAAACCCATTTCCAGCAACCGCCATCAGCTTTTTCATTGTTGCTTTACTTGCAGTTATATCTTTGATACCATCGTTATTTATGTCAATGTGAGCCTGACCTACAAGAACGCACCCCTTGATGTCTGAATGCCCTGTATTTGGATTCATAGAACCCGCATAGTTTCCGTGGTGGATAAGTATGAAGTCTCTGTTTGGAACCTCTGTAACATGAAGATGTTCTTTGTACTTAGGAGATGTTCTTGGAACAACATTGTATGTTCCCTCTGGGATACAGCTCACTTGCTTCTCATTTTCTTTCCAAGCAAGTTCAAGTGTCTTGCACTCAAATACAAGCTCCCCTTCTTCATTCCAAACTTGAAGTTCTCCCTCAGTCTGTTCTGCATAATAACGTCTGCAAATCTTTGCTTTCATCTAATTGTTTCCTTTTAGGTTCTCTTCCTTTATGTGAACACGTTCCTGTCCTCAGACATTTCTTATCGCATTCGACAGGAACAATTTCACACCATGTTTTCTTCTCTTTCAATTACTTTCCCTGCCCTCTGTACTTCTTTTGGTAGTTTATACTACTCTTGCTATTGCTGTGCTTTGTCTTTGCGTGAACACCTGGTCTTCTTACTTTAGGCTTTCTGTCAAACGCAGTAGTAGTGGTCTTCTTAGCCATTATTTCTTAATTCTCTCATTGAACATCTTACGGTGGAAAAGATACGCCCACACAAACGTCATTGCAAGTCCTACATTCAATACTACTTCAGTCAGTGGTGGATCTGATAATGTAAGCACGTTCAATGCGCTTCCAAGTATGATGCCTATCAATCCTAACTTGAGTGTCCAATGACCTACGAATGACCACTTGTGTACAACCTTTGTCTTATCACCGTATAGATATACGTACATCATAATGACGCTCACGCACATCACAAGATTTGATACCTCGTTAATTGCTACTGCTATCATCTTCGTTGAATATTTTCTTTGATAGTTTCTCTACTCCCTTGAGTCCGATGTAACCAAGAATGAATGCAAGGCCGTACTCTGTCTTCCCATTTAAACCTGTTATCTCAACAACTACCTGAGTGAGATAATTAGCAGAGAATGTACCTGCGATGATACCAGCGATAGAAGACTTCAGATTCTTTGTAGCATCGTTACTTACTGTGACAAGTGATCCAGCAAGTCCTGCCAACACAAAGGCAATGTTAATGCCTATTTCTTCTAAGAAGTCTTTCATAATATCAAGTTTTCTTAAATACTTACTGCACCGTAACTTTAATTTCAAACGTAGATGCTCTATTAACCACTTCTGTTTTGAC